CCTGACATCTGTCAGCCTGACCCCGCCTGCCGCATCGCGCGAGGGTGGTCCCGCAGCGACAATGGCGGGAGCGGGGCATGCGAGACGAGGATCGGCCGGCGGCAGATGCGGCCATTGCCTGGGCCATGGCCCATGAGGGCGGCTATGTCGACGATCCGGTCGATCCCGGCGGGGCGACAAACTGGGGCATCTCCCTCAGGTTCCTGCGGGGCCTCGGCCCCGATGTCGGCGATATCGACGGCGATGGGGACGTCGATGCGGACGACATCCGGGCACTGACCCGCGCCCAGGCGGCCGACCTCTATCGCGGCCAGTTCTGGCAGCGCCTGGGCCTCTTCGAGCTGCCGGGCGTGACGGCGACCAAGATCCTCGACCTCAGCATCAACATGGGGCCGCGCCCGGCCACGCTGTGCCTGCAGCGGGCGCTGCGCGCCGCCGGGCGGCCGGTCTCCGAGGATGGTATCCTCGGTCCGGTCACCGCCGCCGCCGCCTGGTCCTCGATCGGCATGGTGCTGCTGGCCGCCACCTGCTCGGAGGCCGCCGGCTACTATCGCGGCCTGATCCAGGCCGACGCGGCGCGCGAGCGCTACCGGCGCGGCTGGCTGGCCCGCGCCTACGCCCATCCGCCGATCTGATGGCCGGGAGGACGCCGCCCATGCGCCCGCGTGACGCCGCCTACCTGCTCGCCCGGCAGATCGCCGCCTACCTGCTCGCCCGGCAGATCGCCGAGCTCGGCCTCGCCGGCCTCATGGCTGTCGCAACCGCCCTTCTCGCCGCCGGCGCCATCCTCGCCGTTCTCTCGGGGGCCTGCTGATGAGCGTCTGGGGCCAGGCCAAGGGCATCCTCGCCCAGGTGGCGCCGGTGCTCGGCACCGCCATCGGCGGGCCGTTCGGCGGCCTGGCCGCGCGCGCCATCACCCAGGCGCTGCTCGGCGAGGCCAGCGACGACGAGGCCCTCGCCGCGCAGGCCGTGCGCAACGCCTCGCCCGAGCAGCTGCTGGCGCTGCGCAAGGCCGACCACGACTTCACCCGCGCCATGGGCGAGCTGGACGTGCGGTTCGAGGAGCTTTCGGCCGCCGACCGGCGCGACGCCCGCGCCCGGCAGGTCGCCACCCGCGACGCCATGCCGGCCCTGATCGCACTGGCCGCGCTGACCGGCTTCTTCGGCATCCTGCTGGCCATGATCTTCGTCGAGTTGCCGGCCCGCGCCGAGCAGCCGCTCGCCGTCATGCTGGGCGGCCTCGGCACGCTCGTGACCCAGATCGGCGCCTACTACTTCGGCTCGTCGGCGGGCAGCCGGCGCAAGAACGAAGTGATCAGCCACATCCTGGAGAGCCGCGACATGGCAGGCCATGCAGCGGTCGCGTCGGCCGTGCCGGTGCCGCGCGCGAGGCCGGGCGCATGATCGGGGGAGAGGACTGGACCGAGGTCGTCAGGCTGGCGATCACCGTGGCGTCGGCCGTCGCCTCGTTCGCTGTCTGGATCTACGCCGTGCGTGCGAACCGGGACAAGGCGCAGCGCCAGGAGCTGGCCGAGATCTGGCGGGCTGTGGAGGTCGAGCGGCAGACGCGGCGCGAGGACGACGCCGCCATGCGCGACCGGCTCGCCCGGGCCGAGGCCCGCCTGGATGATGCTCCGACCAGCAAGGGGCTGCATGAGCTGGCGCTCTCGATCGAGCATTTCGGCGGCGATCTGCGCGCCGTGCTGGAGCGGGTCGATGGGCTGGGCAAGGTCATCGAGCGCCTGGAGCGGGTCACGTCGAGGCAGGAACAATATCTGATGGATCTTAACCGGCAGGAGCCCTCCCGATGAGCGACTATGTCCGCTTCCTGGGCGAGCACCGGCGCATCACGGTGCTCCGGATACTCGACGGCGCGCCCGGCTATTGCGCCAACGACAGCCTCCTGACCAGCGCCTGCGCCACTTACGGGCTGCACGCGACGCGCGATCAGGTGCGCGGCGATATCGCGTGGCTGGCCGAGCAGGGCCTCGTGCGCGCCGCAGACGTCGGCGGCGGGCTGACGGTGGCGACGCTGACCGAGCGCGGTCGTGACGTGGCAGGGGGGCGCGCAACCCATCCGGGCGTGCAGCGCCCGAGCCCGGACTGAGGGGCTCGGCTCATGGCCCGCCCGTCCAGCATCGACCGCCAGCCGCCCGAAATCCGTGAGCGCATCGCCCGCCTGCGCGAGCAGGGCCGGACCATCGACGAGATCCTGGACGCGCTCCAGGCGCTCGACGTCGATGTCTCGCGCTCCGCCCTCGGCAGGCATGTGAAAAGCCTGGCCGAGATCTCCGCCCGGCTCAAGCGCAGCCGGGACATGGCCGAGGCCCTGGTCAACCGCTTCGGCGACGCCCCGGAAAGCAAGACGGCGCGCCTCAACATCGAGCTGTTGCACGGCCTGATCTTCGAGATCGTGACCGCCGCCGACCCGTTTGCCGCCGAGGACGGCGAGGGCGTCATCCGGATCACGCCGCAACAGGCCGGCGCGCTGGCCAAGGCGGTCGACCACCTGGGCAAGGCGGAGGCGGCCAATGTGGCCGTCGTCAAGGCGCAGCGCGCCGAGGCGATCCGGGACGCGGCCGACGTCGTCGAGGCGGTCGCGGCCGCGCGCGGTCTCGATCCGGAGCATATCGCCGCCTTCCGCCGCGAAATCCTGGGCATCGCCTCATGAGCCGCGCGCCGGCCGGGGGCATGGCGAAGGCGGCGCCAGACGCGACGGAAGCGGCGACCCCGCCGCCCGTCCTGCTGCCCTATCAGCGCGCCATCGTCGAGGCGCCCGAGGCGGTCGTCGTCGTCGAGAAGGGGCGGCGCACCGGCGCGACCTGGGGCGTCGGCGCGCTCTCCGCCATGACCAGCGCCGCCGCCCGCGCCCATGGCGGCATGGACACGCTCTATATCGGGCCCTCGCAGGACATGGCGCGGGAGTTCATCGACGCCGCCGCCATGTGGGTGCGCGCCCTGATGGGTTTCGCCGCCGCGATCCAGGACAGCGATTTCGAGGAGCTGATCGGCGACGAGCGCCGCGCCATCAAGGCGTTCCGCATCGACCTGCCGTCGGGCTTCACCATCCTCGCCCTGTCGTCGCGGCCGCGCTCCCTGCGCGGCCGGCAGGGCCTTGTCATCATCGACGAGGCCGCCTTTCACGACCACCTCTTCGAGATCCTGAAGGCGGCCCTGGCGCTCCTGGTCTGGGGCGGCCGCGTCATCCTGATCTCGACCCATGACGGGGTCGAAAATGCCTTCAACGAGCTGTGCCAGGACGTGCGCGAAGGGCGGCGGCCCTGGGGCCTGATCCGCATCCCCTTCCGCGAGGCGGTGGTGCAGGGCCTCTATCGGCGCATCTGTCTGGTGCAGGGGCGCGCCTGGAGCCAGGAGGCCGAGGACGCCTGGGTCGCCGACATCTACGCCCAATATGGCGAGGGCGCGGCCGAGGAGCTGGACTGCATCCCGCGCCGCTCGGCCGGGGCCTATCTCAGCCGCGAGGTGATCGAGGCCTGCATGCTCGGGCCGGACGAGGGCGGCGGCCATGTCGCCCGCCTGACCTGCCCGCCCGGCTTCGACCTGCGCCCGATGGCCGAGCGCCAGGCGCATGTCGAACGCTGGCTGGACGAGGCCGTGCGCCCGGCGCTGGCGCGGCTCGACCCGGCCGCGCGCACCGCGATCGGTGAGGACTTCGGCCGCACGGTCGACCTGACCGTGATCGCCCTCGGCCAGGAGCGGCGCGACCTGACCCTCGACGTGGGCCTCGTCGTCGAGCTGGCGCAATGCCCGCTCGCCCAGCAACAGCAGGTGCTGGCCTGCCTCGCCGACGCCGCGCCGCGCCTGGGGGCGGTCCACCTGGACGCGACGGGCAACGGGCTCGGCCTGGCCGAATGGGCGGCCGAGCGCTGGGGGCAGAGCCGCGTCACCGGCGTCAAGATCTCCGACGGCTGGTATCTGGACACGGCCCCCCGCCTCAAGGGGCGGCTGGAGGATCGGAAGATCCTGCTCCCCCTCGACCGGGATTTGCGCGACGACCTGCGCGCCCTGCGCGTCGTCGCCGGCGTGCCCAAGGTGCCGCGCGACGCCCGGGCACGCGGGCGGCACGGCGACGCGGCCGTGGCGCTGCTGATGCTGGCGGCGGCGATCCGGGCCGAGACCTGGGAGGCGGGATACGAGACGGCCGCGCCGGTCCGCCGGCGCGTCGATGATGTAGGGCCGGGTGGCGACACGGATTTCGATGGCGATGGCGGGCGGGGGGCGGCGGTGACGCTCGGCCGGTCGCTCGGCCGGTCTCTGGGGGGGAGCTGGTGATGGCGCGGGCGCCGACGATCTACGACCACATGGGCCGGCCGATCGAGCGGCGCGTGCTGCAGGACGAGGTGGGCGCGCCGACCCTGACCGGCGTGCGCCAGCCGCTCGGCACCCACCCGGAGCGCGGCCTGACGCCGGGGCGACTGGTCGCGATCCTGGAACTGGCCGAGCAGGGCGACCCGTCGGAGTGGTATGCGCTCGCCGAAGCCATGGAGGAGCGCGACCCGCACTATCTGGCGGTGCTCGGCACGCGCAAGCGCGCGGTCGCCGGCCTCGACATCCAGGTCGATGCGGCGAGCGACGATGCCGCCGACGTCGCCGCCGCCGACCTGGTGCGCGAGGTCATGGCCCGCGACAGCATCCGCGACGACCTGGTCGACGTGCTCGACGCCCTCGGCAAAGGCGCCAGCCTGACGGAGATCGTCTGGCAGACGGACAGCGGGCGCTGGACACCGGCGCGGCTGATCTGGCGCGACCCGCGCTGGATCCGCTGGCGGCGCGAGGATCTGGCGACGCCGCTGCTGCTCGACGACGGCCACCCGCAGGGCCGACCGTTGGAGCCGGCCAAATGGATCGTGCACCTGCCGGCAATCAAAAGCGGCCTGCCGGTGCGCGGCGGCCTGGCCCGCGCCGTAGCGTGGATCTCACTGTTCAAGTCCTATGTGCTCAAGGACTGGCTCGTCTTCGCCGAAGCGTTCGGCCAGCCGAAGCGGCTCGGCAAATATCCGTCGTCGGCCACGCCGGAGGACCGGCGCGTGCTGCTGCGCGCGCTCTCCGGCATGGGGGTGGATTTCGCGGCGGCGGTGCCCGAGGGCATGACCATCGAGATGATCGAGACCGGCATCACCGGCTCGACGGACCTCTACGACCGGCTGACCGGCTATCTCGATCAGCAGGTCTCAAAGGCCGTCTTGGGCCAGACCGGCACGACGGACGCCATCGCCGGCGGCTATGCGGTCGGGCGCGTGCATGACGACGTGCGCGAGGACATCCGCTACGCCGACGCCCGCCAGCTGGCGGCGACGCTCGGCCGCGACCTGGTGCGCCCGCTGATCGACCTCAACCTGGGCCGGCCGGCGCACGGCTATCCGCGCCTGCGACTGACGGCGGCGGACGACGTGCCCCTCGAGACCAAGCTCAAGGGCCTGCAGATCCTGGTGCCGATGGGGATGCAGGTGCACGCCTCCGACGCCCGCGACATGCTGGGCTTCGCCGACCCGGACGCCGGGGGCGATGTGTTGATGGCGCCGGTTGGGGCGGGGGCGGGGGCGTTTGCGCCGGTGGGTGCGTCGGGGGCGGCCGTGGGTGCCGCTGCCGCCCGCCCCCCCCTCCAACCTCCCCCCGCAAGGGGGGGAGGCTATGTGGCCGTCGCGGCGGCGCGGCACGATCACGACAGCTCGCTCGACGATCTGGTCGACAGCCTGATCGGCGACGGTTACGTGGCCGCCGATAATCCCGACGGCGCCCCGCCGCCGGCACGGGCGGCCATGGCGCCGATCCTGGACCCGCTGGTCGCGTTGATCCGGGGCGCCAGCAGCCTGGAGGATCTGCGCGACCGCCTGGCGGCGCTCAGCCCGCCCGACGAAGCTGCCCTGGCACCGCTGCAGGATCTGCTCGCCCGGACCACGTTCGTCGGTCGGCTGGCGGGCGAGGTCGGCGCGGAGACGGTGGACGGCATGCCACCCGAGGATCGCTGACCCGTGGCCCGCGCCGATGGCTAAAATCACGCTGGAGCCGCTGCAGCCGGCGGAGGCGATCGAGTATTTCCGGGGCAAGGGCCTGGCGCCGGCCGACCGGCGCTACGACTGGCGCGACACCTGGCGCGAGGAGCACGCGCGCGCCTTCACCGTCGCGAAGGCGACCAGCGACGACGTGCTGACGACGATCCGGGCGGCCGTCGACAAGGCCCTGGCCGAGGGCCGGACGCTGGAGACGGTCGCGGCCGAGCTGGAGCCGCAGCTGCGCGAGCTGGGCTGGTGGGGCCGCCAGCCGCTGCGCGACCCGCTGACCGGCGAGACCCCGATCGTGCAGCTCGGCTCGGCGCGGCGGCTCAGGGTGATAATCGACACCAACCTGCGCACATCCTACGCCGCCGGGCGCTGGGCGCGGATCCAGCGCACCAAGGATGACCTGCCCTATCTGCGCTATCGCCAGATCGAGCGGCCGACCTCGCGCGATGCGCACAAGCCGTTCGATGGCATCGTCCTGCCGGTCGACCATCCGTTCTGGCAAACGCATTTCCCGCCCAATGGCTGGTTCTGCGGGTGCAGCGTCCAGCAGCTCTCCGAGCGGCAGCTGCAGCGGCGCGGGCTGCGGGTGACCGACCCGGCCCCGGAGATCCGGCGCCGGGTCTGGCGCAACCGGCGCAGCGGACGGGACGAGCTGATCCCGGAGGGGATCGACCCGTCGTTCGACTACAATCCCGGCCTGGGGCGAGCCGGGCCGCCGGCCGGGCCGACGCGACCAGCGGGGCCTGTTGCGCCGGTCGGGCCGGTGCCGCCGGCCGGGCCGGTGCCGCCAGTGGGGCCTGTTGCGCCGGTGCCTGGGCCGGTGCCGAGCCTGCCGGGGCCTGTTGCGCCGGTGCCCGGGCCGTCGCTCCCGCCCGCGCCATCCGTTCCGCCCACGCCGCCGACGCCGCCCACGCCGGTCGCGCCGCCAGCGATGCCCAGGCCGCCTGCTCCGGTCTCACCGCCCGCGCCCGTGCCGCCCGTGCGCCCTGCGCCGGCGCCACCGGTCGCGCCGCTAGAGGTGGCGGACCGTGAGGCGCGGACCTATGTCCTCGACCGGGGACACGAGACGGGACACGAGCACTTGGTGCTCTATGACGAGGTGACGGGCGCCGTGATCGACCGGCACACCACAGGGCAGCCGGCCAGCGTGGGCTTCACGTCGGCGATGACGGCTGCGATGCGGGACGGCGGGCGGCGGACTGTGGCGGTGCACAATCACCCCGGCAGCACGTCGTTGTCGCCCGCAGACGTCAGGCAGGTCACCGGCTTCCCGGGGCTGGCGGCGGTGATCGCCCTCGGCCACGACGGCGCGGTTTATCAGGCGCGGTTTGCCGGCGTGGACGCGGACGCGGCGCGGCGCCTGGGTCTGATCGAGGCGCGATCCTTGAGTGCCCTCCGTCGGATGGTCGCGGCGGGGGCGGTCTCGGTCGATGATGCGAATGTCCTGTTCATCCACCTCATCAACGTGGTGGCAGCGCCGAGGGTCGGATACGAGTATGAGGCCCGACCCGGACCCCGCGTCTCGGCCGCGCTGGCGCGAGCCGGCCGCGCGTTCGATCTGGCCGCCCAGGCCATTGGGAGAGCAATAGATGCAGATGATTGACGAGCCGTCGAGCCTCGACCCGGCCGAGTGGGAGCGGTATCTCGCGATCCTGCGGGACTTGCCGGCCGACGAGCCCGACCGGGCGGAGAGCATCGCCCAGGCGGAGCGATGCATCGCGATCCTGCGTGGCGAGACTGCCCTGCCAGACGATTTTGCCGCCGAGATCGACAGCGTCATCGCCGAGGCTGGCCGTCCGCAGGGGTAGCGGCGGCCAATCGCCCCTCAGCGCGCCCTGCGCGCGCGGGCGCCCCTCAGCGCGCCCAGGGCGCGCATGAAGCTCCGGCGGCGCCCGATGCCGCGCCCAAGCCGAGATACCCCCTCAGACATCAATTATTGTCGCTTAAAGGCCTCTTAAACGGGGGCGGGGCATGGCGGATGCCGAGGGCTGGCGCCTTCGGCGCGATCCGCCGCGCGCCGCCCTGTGGATGGCGCTGCTGACCCCGATGCGGCCGGGCCTGCCCTCCCTGACATCTGTCAGCCTGATGCGGCCTCGCGCGGGGCGCCATTCTGTGCCCCATGCCGCAGCCGACACACAGCATCGAGATCGCCCGCCTGACCGCCGCCCTGATGCCGGGCGGCGATGGGGGTGGCGCGCCCGAGTGGGTCCGCCTCATGCCGGCCGGCACGGTGACGCCCGGAGACGGGCGCGGCCCGTGGCGGGTCGAGGATCTGTCCGCGCTGATCGCCGCCAGCATCGCCGGTGTCGCCGGCGGCGTCCTGCCCATCGATTACGACCACCAGTCGGAGACGGCCGGGCGGGACGGGCGCACGGCGCCGGCCGCCGGCTGGATCGTCGCCCTGGAGGCGCGCGCCGACGGCATCTGGGGTCAGGTCGAGTGGACGACGGCCGGGCGCGCCAGCGTCACCGCCCGCGAATACCGGTTTCTGTCGCCGACCTTCACGGTCGACCGCAAGAGCGGCCGCGTCGCGCAGCTGCTGCGCGCCGCGCTCACCAACGTGCCCGCGATCCGCGAGCTGCAGATCGCCAGCCGTCATCATCACCACCACCAGGAGCCCGACATGCCCGACGTGAAAGCCCTGGCCGTCGCCCTCGGCCTGGCCGACGACGCCGACCCGGATGCCGTGATCACTGCCGCCACGGCGGCGGTGACTGCGAACAAGGAGGCCGCCACCCGGGCGGGCGTGAGCCAGGGGGGGGCGCCCGACCCGGCGCTCTACGTCCCGCGCGAGGCGCATGACGCGCTGGCGCAGGAAGTGGCGACCATGCGCAGCGAGAGCGCCATGCGCGAGGCCACGCGTGCCGTCGAGGCGGCGAGCGCGGCCGGCAAGGTGGCGCCCGCCCTGCGCGACTGGGCGATCCAGTATGCCAGCGCCGACCCCGCCGGCTTTGCGGGCTGGGTCGACAAGGCGCCGGTGATCGTCGCCCCGAACGGTAACGGTAACGGGGGCGGTGGCGGCGGGTCCGGGGCCGGCGGCGGGCGGCGCATCGAGACGGCGTCGGCGGACGGCCTGACCGACGACGAGCGGGTGACCTGTCGCGCGCTCGACATCACCCCGGAGAAATTCATCGCGACCCGTGACGGGATGCGCCGAGAGGGGAGGGCCGGCTGATGGCGGCGATGACCGAGGACCGCAATACGCTGCGGCGGGATGGGGTGGACTACAAGCACCCCGTCAAGGCGGCGACCACGATCCATGCCGGTGCCCTCGTGGCGCTCGACGCCAGCGGCTGGGCCGTGCCGGCCTCGACGGCGACGGGGCTGGTCATGGTCGGCCGGGCGGAGGCGCGGGCCGACAATGGCGCCGGCGCCAATGGCGACATCGCCGTCCGCGTCCGGCGCGGCGTGTTCCGCTTCGCCAACTCGGCCGAGGCCGACCTCATCGCCCGGGCCGAGATCGGCGACACCTGCTTCGCGGTCGACGACCAGACGGTCGCCAAGACCGACGGCAGTGAGAGCCGCTCCGCCGCCGGCATCATCCGTGACGTGGACGCCCAGGGCGTCTGGGTGGAGATCTGATCATGATCCTCAACAACAGCAGTCTGACGACGCTCGGCGTCGGCTTCCGCACCTCGTTCCAGGCCGGGCTCGACCAGCACGCGGCGCAGTGGGAGCGGGTCGCGACCCGGGTCGGGTCGACCACCGCGCGCGAGGAATACGGCTGGCTCGGCAAGTGGCCGGGGATGCGCGAATGGGTCGGCGACCGGGTCGTCAACGCCCTCGCCAAGCACGGCTACGCCATCCGCAACAAGGACTGGGAAAGCACCGTCGAGGTCGAGCGCAACGATATCGAGGACGACAATCTCGGCATCTATGGCCCGATGTTCGTCGAGCAGGGCCGCGCGGCGGCGGCGCACCGGGACGAGATGGTCTGGCCGCTGCTGACCAACGGTTTCGCCGAGACCTGCTACGACAGCCAGTTCTTTTTCGACAGCGATCACCCGGTCATCCAGGCCGACGGGTCGGTGGCCAGCGTCTCGAACACGGGCGGCGGGTCGGGCACGCCGTGGTTCCTGCTCGACACCAGCCGCGCGCTGAAGCCGCTCATCCTGCAGGTGCGCAAGGAGCCGACCTTCGTCGCCAAGGACAGGATCACCGACGACAACCTCTTCTGGCAGAAGACGTTCGTCTACGGCGTCGATGACCGGAAGAACGTCGGCTACGGCTTCTGGCAGATGGCCTACGGCTCGAAGGCGACCCTCGACGCCACCTCCTTCAACGCCGCCTATGCCGCCATGCAGGGCATGAAGGGCGACTACGGCCGGCCGCTCGGCCTGATGCCGAACCTGCTCGTCGTGCCGCCGTCGCTGCGCGGCACCGGCCTGGAGCTGCTCAAGGCCCAGCGCGGGGCCAATGGCGCCACCAACATCAACGAAGGTGCGGCCGAGCTGCTCGTCGTGCCCTGGCTGGCCTGATCGGTCATCGCCGCACCCTGATCCTGGAGACCACAAGCATGGACTTCATCACCGTCACCGCCAAACGCGATGGCTGGCGCCGCGCCGGCCGCGCCTGGCACGGCACCAAGACCATGGAGCGCGCCATCCTCACCGCTGCGGAGATCGAGCAGCTGGAGGGCGACCCGATGCTGATCGTGCTGCACGGCAGCGTCGATAGCGGCGGGCCGGGCGAGGCCGGGGAGCACCTGGAGGGAGGGGCGGCCGTTGGCGATGTGCCGGAGGCTCCCGCACCGGATGTGGCCGAGGCGCCGGAGCCCGCACCGGTCCCCGAGCCCGAGCCGAAGCCCACCGCCGGCGGGCGCCGCAAGACGACCTGATCCCGCGCGCCCCGATGCCGGCCGAGGGCTGGCATGGGCAGGGGCGCCGTGCGCCGGGGCTCGCAGGGGCATTCTCCCGGCCCGGACCAATCACCCGAGGGCGGGGACCGCGTCAGGCACCCCCCACCCCGACCCTCCCCCTCGAAGGGGGGAGGGCTTTAGTCCGAACCCGGAGTTGTCGTCATGCCCTACGCCACGCAGGCCGATCTGGAGACCCGCTTCGGCGCGGCCGAGCTGGAGCGGCTGACCGATCGGGATGGCACCGCCGGCGGTGTGGTCGCGGCGGTTGTGGCTGCGGCGCTGGCGCGGGCGGAGGCGGAGATCGACGGCTATATCGCCAGTCGCGTCACCCTGCCGCTCGACCCCGTGCCCGGCACCGTCGGCGCCTGGACCTGCGAGCTGGCGCGCTACTACCTGCATGAGGATCGCGTGCCGGACACGGTGCGCCAGCGCTATGAGGACGTCATGGCGCGGCTCAAAGACGTCGCCGCCGGGCGCCTGTCGCTCGGCCAGGGCGGCGGGGCGGCGACGGATCCGCTGTCGGCGGGCCCCGTGCTGATCGAGGCGCCCGAGCGCGCGCTGACGCGCGATAGCTTGAAGAACTGGTGATCCGATGGCCGTCCGCCTCACCCTCGACCTGGACGATGCGCCGGCCGCCGATGGCCTGGCGCGCCTGATCGATCTGGGCGAGCACCTGGACCCGATCCTGCGCGGCATCGGTGGCATTTTGGAGCAGTCCGCGCGCGACCGGATCGAGGTGACCAATCTCGGGCCGGACGGCACGCCCTGGACGCCGAGCCGCCGGGCGCGGCGGAAGGCAGGCGGCCGGACGCTGTGGGATACCGGCCGGCTCGTCGCCAGCCTGACCCACAGCGTCAGCGGCGGCAGCGTCAGCGTCGGCAGCGGTGTCATCCACGCCGGGGTGCATCAGTTCGGCGCTACGATTCGGCCCAAGACGGCCAGGGCGCTCTCCTTCGTCGGTGCGGACGGCACCCGGCGGACGGTCAAGTCCGTCACGATCCCGGCCCGGCCCTATTTAGGCGTCTCGGCGGAGGACCGCGACGACATTCTCGACCTGCTGGCACAGCGCGTCGCCCGCGCGGCCGGCGGCGCCGCTGGCGGACCTGCGGGCGGAGGCGCGGGCGCATGAGGCTGTCGCCGCTCGTCACCACCATCGTCGCTCTGGACCTCTATCTCGACGTGGGCGGGGCCGTCGACATGGCGGCCGCGCTGGAGGGGCGATGCCGGCCGCCGGCTGCCTACGTCATCCCGGCTCGCGAGACGGCCGGGGCCAACCGGACCGGCACTCGCTACCCGATCACGCAGCGGGTCGAGCATGAGGTGCAGGTGGTCAGCGTCCTCGACTGGGGGCGCGCGGCCGCCGGCGGCGACGCGATCGACGCGCTCGCCCTGATCCGGGCGCCGCTGATCGCCGGCCTGGCGCGGTGGACCCACCCCGACGCCGACGGCCCGACCCGGCATATCGGCGGGCAGCTGGTCAGCGCCTTCGACGGCGACGACCGTATCTGGTGGGGCGACCGGTTTCTGCTGACCCACACCCGCCGCATCACACTCTCTTAAGAGGAGCGCCCCATGGCCGAGCCCTATCTGAGCCAGGACAGCCTGCTGCTGATCAAGGCTGAGAGCACATACGGTACCGACCCGACGCCGGCGGCGGCCGACGACGCGGTCCATGCCTATGACGTCGCCGTCTCGCCGGTGGCGGCCACGGTCAGCGATCGCAACGTGCTCACCGGCCGGCGTGGCGCGCGGGGCCGCCGGGTCGCCGAGGCACGCCGGACGGTGGCGTTCGGGGTCGAGCTGGCGGGTGCCGGGGGCGCCGGCGACGTGCCGGCCTGGGGCGCGATCGCCAAGGCCTGCGGGCTCTCGGAGACCATCACGGCCGAGACCGACGTGGTCTATGCCCCGGCCTCGGCCGGGCATGGCAGCCTGGCCGCCCTGTTCTACTCCGACGGCGACGCGGCCAAGGTGCTGGGCCTGCGGGGCAACGCGACGCTGCGCTTCACGCCCAATGCAGAGCCGATGCTGATGGTCGAGGGGGTGGGCCTGCACTCGCCGCTGACCTCGACGGCGCTGCCGACGACACAGGATTTCAGCACCCACCGGCCCGGCCTGCAGGTCAATGCGGCCAACACGACGCTGACGCTCGACGGCACGGCGCTGGCGGTCAGTTCCTTCGAGATGAGGACCGGCTGGACGCTGACCTATGCCGACCGGCCGGGCGTGCATGAGGTCCGGCTGACCGAGCGGACCGTCGGCGGATCGATCGAGTTCGAGCGGCCGCGCGTGGCGGTCAAGGACTTCGCCGCCAAGTTCCTGGCCGAGGCGCCGATGGTCCTGGCCCTCGTCCATGGCGGCGACGCCGGCGACATCATCGGCATCGACATCCCGGCGCTGCAGCTCTCCTCCGAGCCGCGCATCACGACGCGCGAGGGCATCGAGTTCATGTCCTTCGACTTCGTCTGCCCGCCGGTCGACGGCGACGACGAGTTCACGCTGACGGTCGAATAAGCGGCGCCTCAGCGGCGTTTCAGAGCCCTTTCAGACAGCCATTAGACAGCCATCAGGAGCACTGCCAGTGACCTTCTCCCTCACCGACGAGATGATTTTCGAGGCCCAAGTCTCCTACCGCGAGCCTGACCGGGACGGCCGCATGCAGGAGCATGTCGGCATGGTGCTCTATCGCGTGCTGCCCGACACCCGCATCGAGCAGGCGGTGCAGGCGGGCGGCTGGGAGGCCGACATCGAGCTGATGGTCGAGGCGGTCGTCGGGGTGCCGGATCTCCGCCCGATCAACGACGCGCAGCTGCGCCGCTGGCTGGCCTATGGCCATCGGCGGCGGGCGGTGGTGACGGCCTATCTTGCCGCGCTCGGGACCTGGGAGGGAAACTCCTCCGCGCCGTCGGGCGCCGCCTTGTCGGCGGGTCCGGGGGCGGAAGCGGCGGCGGGGGCGGCAGTCCAGTCGGCGGGGTCGGCCGGGGCGGGTCCGGCGCCGACGTGACGGACGTCCGGGCGGTCGAGCCACAATGGCAGGCGGCGCTGGCGGCGATGCGGGCACAGGTGGCCGAACGGGCGGCGAGCCGGCCGCCGCCGCCCGAAGCCGCGCTGCTCGTGCCGCGCGCGCTGCTGCCGGCGATCGAGCTGATGCAGGCCTGCCTCGGCCAGTGGCGCACGGCCGGCCCGGCGCAGGTGCCGATCGGGCTCGACTGGACCGCCGTCGACGCCATGGCCCGCTGGCACGGCCTGACCCCCGACCGGGTGCTGGCCGACCGGCTGCAGGCGCTCGAGGCCGGCGCGCTCGACGCCCTCGCCGAGCATCGCCGGCGCAGCGCACCCCCGCAGAGGAGATAGACCGACCGTGAGCGGCGACCTGCGCGCATCCCTGACCCTGACGGCCGATGCCAGCGGCTATACCGCCGTGCTGCGCGGTGCCGCCACGGAGCTGACGCGCCTGCGCGACGCCGCCCAGGGGGCCGGGCGGGCGACGGGCGAGGCGGGGACCGGTGCCACCGCCCTCGGCGCCGGCGCGGCCGCCGCCACCGCCCCCCTCACCGCCCTGACCACCAGCGCCGTGACGACGGCGGCCGCGACCACGGCGGCCGGGGCGGCCGCGTCCTCGGCCGCCGTCGCCGTCACGGCGCTGGAAACATCGGTGCGCCGGGTCGAGCCGCAGCTGGCCCTGACGTCACGCCAGCTCGGCGGCACGGCGGGGGCGCTGCGCCAGGTCGAGGCCGCCAGCGCCGGCGCCCGGCGCGGGTTCCAGCTGGTCGATCCGGGGCTTGTCGATATCGATCGCGGTGGCCGCCGGGCCAGCCGGAGCATCCTGGCGCTGGCCGGCGCCTTCCGGACGCTGGTGCCCGTGCTCGGCGCCGCCGCACTGGCCGGGGCGGCGCGCAGCGCGATCCAGACCGAGAGCGCCTATGAGCAGCTGGAGATCCGGCTCCGCTTCCTGACGGGCAGCCAGGCCGCCGCCAACGAGGCGATGGCCTTTGCCAGTGTCAACGCGACGCGCATGGGCGTCGGCGTGCGCGACCTGACCGACGCCATGGCCCGCCTGATCCCGATCGAACAGGCCGGCATGCTGACCCGCGAGCAGAGCCGGTCGATCACCCTCGGTTTGATCGACGCCAGCAAGGCCCTCGGCGCCAGTTCGGCGCAGCTCGGGCAGGTGTATTTCGGCCTGAGCCAGGCACTCGCCTCGCCGATCGTGCGGGCGGAGGAGCTGAACCAGGTCATCGACCCGCTGCCCGGTCTGCTGCAGGCCATGGACCGCGCCATCACGGAGACGAGCAACGGCGCCAACACCAATTTCCGGGCCATGGTCAACAACGGCGAGGTGACCGCCGAGATGTTCGCCGCGACGCTGGTGCGGGCGCTGCGCGAGTTTGCCGGGGCGTCCGAGGCGGCAACGGACACGATCGCCAGCGATTGGCAGCGCCTGATCAACGAGTGGGAGCGCTTCGAGCGGCGCATCGTCGACAGCGTCCTGGTGCGCAACGGCATTCGGATCGCGACCAGCGTCCTCGGGTTTCTCGCCGGGCCGGAGAACACGCTGGAGCGGCAGATCGAGCTGGCCGAGGCGGCCTAT